CGAGATTTCGCGGAGTGACTGGAGTTCAGACGTGTGCTCTTCCGATCTGGTGCGACTACTGCTTTAAGTAAACTAAAAGATGATTCTATAAATTTGAGTTTAAAATCAATATTACTTGCCGAAAATCAAAAGCCAATAATGGATAGTAGCGGTATACATTTATATGAAGTTAACAATGGTGTTTATAGTGATGAGCAATTACACCTTACTAAAAACTGTATTTTATTTACTGATAGTAACCTTCAAAATGCAAAAACTGCAATAGGTAAGATTAGATTTAATGACGTTGATTACTATGGTGTGAACACACAGCTTTTTGTTGGTGACATAGTAGCGACATCATATCTTACTGTAAGAAGTGGCACATCTAGTGGGGGCGTTGCAAACTTTACTATGGATGGTTCAGGGGTTAATATTTTTAATGCACCAATAAACATGAACAATGGAACAACCAAAGTTTCACTAGACCCTAATTATGGCTTTGCTATAGGCGATACAAGTTTAATAAGCGGTGGTACAGTTGACCCTACTCACAGTTATTTTTATATAAACTCATCAGGGAAACTGGTTACTAAGGGCATTATCCAAGCTGAAGACTTTGTAACCAATAGCGGTGTATCGATGCTCGATTCATTTGGTAAGTGGAAAAGAGATTATCTTGACCTTGGTAATATTCAATTAGATGGAACGACAGGTGATATAACTACAACAGGTAATGTTACTTTGGGAGGCAATATAAATATAACGGGTAATATTATTTGGAGTTCAAGTAATTCGCCCGTTACTGTTCAATACTCTGTTAATGGAAGTACGAGTTGGCATTCCACTTTTAATAGTGCAGACATGTTTGCCCGTTATTCATACGATGGAGGGGCGACATGGACTAGTGCAATTAGAATACAGGGAGTAAATGGAATTAATGGTAGTGACGCTTCAGTTACAAGGGGCAACATTGTGTTAGCAATGTTATCTGCTAATCCTAATGATGGTATATATAGTTATAATTTAAGCGGAACAAACGTAATTGGCATAAATGCAACCGCAATAAAAGCAGGGTCAATTCAAGGAATTGATATTTATGGTGGTTCTTATCATAATATAGGTGGTTCACATAGGTTGCAAATGGGAAATACTTTAGATCCATATGGTGTATTTAGACTATATAATCCATATTATGGTACAGTTCCATACTTTTCTATTTATGATGATACCTATGGCGGCATTGCAATGTATACAGCAGGAGAAGCGTTTATGCAAGTATCAAACACTGGATATACTATTACTACAAGCCCATATGGAGTATGGGATTTTCAATATGCTACAGTGACTGGAATTACCGCTACCGCTGTATTTGCATAGTTAGTATCAGCGAATATGAGGTGGTTGGTTCACGGTGCAATTATACATTTCTCCGTTTTCATCTACTTGTAATGCAAATATACCTGTTAGCCTATTTTTGTCTTCTTCGTACATCTGAAAATTGATATTTAAAGGCATATTAGAAGCAAAATTACTATTTATCTCTCTTATAACTAAATAAATTTGTTCTTTAATATATTCTTGTGATAATCCATTCCACCAATCACAAAATTCTGATTGTGTCATTTGCCCATTATAATAAGTTTGGTAATAAGCTGCTCCAATCATATTATTTACAGTAAACTGATTATCAAAAGCATTGAAAGTATAACCAATTAAGGAATTTGATTTAGTATCTGGGGATGGCAGACTATTGCTGTCTCCAGACTTACTATCTGGTTTAAATACTACAACATCCTCATTTATAGCATACGTATCTATATTTACAGTTCTCGTACTACCTTCCCATTTAACATCAGCACCCAATAATCTTCCTACTTCTTTTAACGGCAAAAAAGTAGTTCCCTTAAATAATATAGTATAAGGAACAGCAGAGCCGTTAGATAAAGAATAGCTATCTCCTATAGAAGCAATTTTTTCTCCATTCAAATATAGATTTATTGAATTTAGAGATGCCTCGATAGTTTCAAGGTTTGCTGCCAATGCTGGGACAAATAAAGTTAATAATAGCAATGTTGTTATAATACCCGCTATAAATCCTAATATAGTTTTTTTCATAGTTCTATTTCCTTTTCTAATATCATATAATTATAGTTTGCCCTTTTATAACCATATTATAACACAAATTCTAATTTATGTCAATAACATACAATTGGTAAAATAATAAAATATAATATTTTAATACGAGGTTTCAATGGAACAATATTTAAGTAATGGATACAATGAACAATTTTCTCACTGGTTCTCTAATGTTAGTAAAGTGATAGACCCTGATTGTAATATTACCGATAGGTCTGCCCTGAATGTCACTATAGTAGTGACTCAGGACTGTAACTTTGCCTGTTCATACTGTTATCAGCATGGCAAGACTCCCGATAGGATGACTAAAGAGACAGCTATAATGGCCGTTGACTTCCTACTTGGAGACAAAATAAATGAATATATTGACAAAGATAATTCACCTGCGATTATCCTCGATTTTATCGGAGGTGAGCCACTCCTAGAAATAGACCTAATAGACTACTTTATGGACTATTTCCTGTATAAAGCCTTTAAGGAAAAACATAGATGGGCTCTTAATTATTCAATAGGTATGTCGTCTAATGGGTCACTCTATAGTACTCATAGAGTTCAAAGATTTGTAAAAAAGTACCGTGGTAGATGCAATATTGCTATTACGATAGATGGTATGAAAGAACTTCATGACAGTTGTAGGTTATATCCAAATGGTAAAGGCACATTTGATGATGTCTATAGAAATGTCAAATTACATCTTCTACAAGGAGGACATCCCTCTACTAAGATAACTATAGCCCCTGAGAATCTAAAATACATAGACGAGTCTGTAGTATTCCTATTTAATCTGGGCTATAAGTGGATAAATGGAAATGTTGTATTTGAGAATGTCTGGAATATAGACTATGCTAAAGAACTCTATTTAAAACTAAAGAGCCTGTCCGATATAATCATAGATAATGAATTATATAAAGGACATAGGTTAACTATGTTCGATGAAACCATAGGTAGACCGATGAATCCAGAAGACGATACTAACTGGTGCGGTGGTAACGCCTCAATGTTAGCAATAGGAACGGATGGTATCTGCTATCCATGCCTCAGATATATGAAATATTGCTTATCTACTCCAGAGAGAGAGCCTTTAATAATCGGTAATATAACCGAGGGTATAAATAATGATATACCAGTTCTTAAAGAACTAAGATCTATAACTCGCAGTAGTCAGTCTACTGAGGATTGTTTCAACTGCCCTATAGCAAAAGGTTGTTCGTGGTGCTCAGCATTTAACTATGACATCTATGGAACTGCCAATAAGAGAGCTACCTTCTTATGTGTGATGCATAAGGCAAGAGTTTTAGCTAATATATACTACTGGAATAAGCTCTATAGGAAGTTGGGGCTTGAAGATAGATTTCCTTATTATGTTCCTGACGAATGGGCAAGGGGAATAATCGATGAATCTGAGATAGCACATCTAAAAGAATTAGCAGGAGGTGAAGAGACAAATGGTTGACGATGTAACTTATGTATTCGAGAACGATGAATTAATAATCGGCAAATGGCAGTATTTTGATTTCGTTCAGTCTGAGCTATCTTTTGATCCTTATCAATCTTATTGGGTCGGGGAGGTCATTATAGACGAGATAGAGTTCATGCCAGACGGGCTGATTGAGATAAATATATCAGGTAATAGTTATCAGGCAACCCCTAAATGGACTAAGAATCATGTAATTAATGGAGAAGAAATGACTAACTCCTCCTATGTCATATATGTCCATGAGGGAATAGAGTATTTATTCCTTGAATGGAAGAGCGGAGACTATATTTATAGGGATATGAAACCCTACTATTATGTTTTTAGAAGGATGGTTTGATATGAAAATACTAAGTAAAATCTCTAATGAAGACGCGAGAGAGCTAAATAATACTATTGTCGAAGTTGAGGCGTGCCAA